CAAGTACACCAGGCGCTGCACCTCAGACGCACCCCAGTAGTAATCGTAGAGCGGGTTGGGGCACAGCTGGACAAACGGGAGTTCACCCTTCATGAACAGGGACTCGCCTGGACGATCATAGATGATCACGTCAGGGTCTGCCTTTGTGACCACACGGTAGTCCGCTAGTTCATCATCCCATATCCACAACTCGGTCATCTCGACCGTATCTTCTGACACCTCGGCTTTGTATCTGTTGCCACCTGACAAGTCTAGGTTCACGTTACCGTACATGGTAGGGTTAGACTGGGAGAGAATTATCCTCTCTAGGCCACTGGCAATTTCTGTCCGCTCGTGTGGCATAGAGCCAACACGGTTTACAATTTCTTCCCGTCTGGGGTGCGAGTAAAGGCGTGCGTACAACTCAGACTTGGTGATGTAGTATTTTTGGATCAACGCCTCTTGTCGGTCAGTGTAGGTGATGTCTTCACGCAACACGCCAACGCTGCCTGGTTCAACCATGTACGGGTGAATCCCGTTGTTCATGATCAACTTGACGTAACTTGTACCGTAGACCAGTGACCAGGTAGTGGCAGTAGAGAACACCTGGTCAGCGTTAGAGTTGAGCCACTCGTCATTGAGTGCCTTGGTGAGCACTGGGACTTTCTGGTGTTCGTTCTCAGGAATAGACGCACCCAAGTTGATGCTGAACCTGGTGGTTTCTGCTGAGTAGAGAAACGAGGTTAACTGGTCTAAGTGCGGAAAGATTTTGTTGTAGAGGGCTGGGGCTTCATCAGGCCCGTTGCCAAACAAGTACCAGTTTCTCAGAGATGCGTAGTCAACCTTGCGAGAGCCTATAGAGACTTCACATTTGTAGATGACGTCCTTAAAGAACTCATCACGATCTAGCGCATTCTTGGGTATCTTCATGTTTGTACTTTCAGACCCTCGTGATCAACCATNGTNCCAGCACCCGCCTTGGGTGGTGTGAATTGTCCTATATCTCGGGGCATAATGGAAACAGATTCGTCTTTTACGGCCTTAAATTGCCCGCCCATCACAGATTTAAGGTTGATATTACCACCATTGCCCCACATAACGCTATCCCCAGGGCGTGGTTCTTTCTTTTGTTCTGCCATGCGCTTGTTGTTAACCTCCATAGCCTCTGTAGCCTGGGCAAACTCCTTGTCTGACAGCTTATTCTTGCGTTTTAGGTAGCCAGACTGGTGTTCACCCGCTCTGGTGGACTTAATATCGGTCATATCAAAGTCCATAGCCAGCTGTTGGAGGTTTTTGTCTGTTTTTGTAGTCTTGGAAGACTTTATAGCCACTGGTTGAAGAAAAACCACAGATAAAGCGGCATTGCAGCCTTTTATTGGGCATTTGGCCTCTCTAGACTCAAATACACCGTGCGATTCGCAAAAATAGTCCTTTAAAACACCCATATCACCCCCTTTTTGACAAAATATCGTTGAAATTACTGTAATCGTGCCTGTTTACAGACCCTAATTTGATCTTTGCTGCCCCGCTTGACAGGTCAATCTTGAGCTGGGACACCATAGGAACAACTGGTTCTTTCCTAAAATCCACATATCTGTGCCCAGAATACTTACGCATGACCTTCACTCTACCCGTTTTCCAGATCGCATAAGCCCTGTTTACCCGCTTTTGGGTGTACTCGGTCAGCGGTCTAGTCTCTCTGACAAACACTTCTTCCATGTGCAGCTTGGATAAACCCGCCAATTCACCAAATAGTTCAATAGAAATGCCCCTGTCTTTGTCTTTAAAGAACAGTTTTATCTCTTTCATGAGCTGTTGTTTGCTAAGAGCGTGCGTCTTTTCCACCGTAGACTCCGATCATCTTCAAGTAGTTGGAGACATTCTTGCCAACTGCAAGCTGCTCTGGCGTGTACTCGTCTTGTTTCAAGGACATCTCTTTGGACAGACGCATACCAATCAGTCTTGGCTGTACTTGTTCTGCCCAGGCAATCGTTGCTAGAGCAGCTGCTATTACTCGGTCATCCTTGCCACGGCCTGGTGCACCAATAAACCCGTTCTCTCGCACAATGCCCTTCATCTCTTCTAGCGTGTCCATGCTGAAGATTCCCATCATGCCCCGCTCAAAGTAATCTTTCATGTAGGACAGCATCCGCTCTTTAGAACTGGAGCTGGTCACAAACCCGATGGAGGAGGATAGTCCTCCCATGTTGTCCATGCGTCTCCAGATGTAGTTGGACATACTGCCGAGCACGTCCATCAAGCCTCGGCCTGTGTCACCCGTCATGGCTGCTGCCAGGCGTTTGAGGTTTCTAAGTTCGTTGATCACTGCCTGACCTGGACCGTTCACCTCTAGGTTGAGCGTACTATTCTTATAGGCCCCCGCCAGATGAGCAATAACCCATGCGAATTGGTAGGTGTTGAGTTCTGATGTTGCAAACTCTGCCACTTGATCAAGACCATCCGCATAAACTCGAAACACCTGAATGCAGAATCTATCGGCCCAGTCTGATGACCCGTAGGCTGGATCAGCACCAATGACGTAGTAGGCTGAGTCAACTGGTTGCTGCCATATTCTAAGGGAAGCGAGACGATCTGTTGATTGAAGGCACTCTGTATCTTGGAAGAGTTGCCCAAATGCGTATCTGTAACACTCATAGTCCAACCCCTTTGCATACTTAGCTGCGTCTGTGCAGCGACTGTTAGAAAAGAAACTCGTGCCAGTCATGACAAACGCATAGTCCTCGGTAGGCGGGAACTCCTGGTACATGAGGGTCTCGTCCTTAATCCCCTCTGCCATCTTCCACCTCCACCAGGCCATCTGTCTGCTGTTGACCTCCACCCCGTACAACTTTTTGATTTCCCTGACCCACTCTTTTTCATCAGACTTGAGTTTGCCATCCCAATACACTTTGTACTCTTTGCTCTCAGCGTCAACGCTGTAGTATTCGTTTCTCCACCAGCCACAGAAGATCGCACGCTGGGTGCGTGCCTTCTTAGCCGTCTTGTACATATCGTGGAACATATTGAACCCTTGAGCTGTGGATTCAAAAAGNTATAGACGTTCTGGGTTCTTCTCTGCGAGTGAGGCAATGAGAGAGGCTAGTCCCTCTTCATTTCCCCAAGAGGCCGTTTCTGTCCCGTGTAGGTAAGTAATAGCCTTGCCTTGCCCCAGCCGAGACTTATTTCCAGCGATTTGGTAAAAAATCCTTGAACGATTTTTAAGTACCATCTGGTTTCTATTGTGGGCCACCAGAGGAATTTTGTATTCTTTAGGGAGACCCTCGATGTACATTCCCAGAGTAGAGCGGAACATATCCCTGTTCTCTTCTGTATCTGCGACCAGAGTGCCTTGCCAGCCAGGATGGGTAAATTGCCAATAGAGATCAAGAGCCAGGCTAACAGTAGTAATCCCCAGCTGCCGACCTTTAAGAATAACGAAAAAATGGACATCTTCTTTTAACCCTTTATCAATTTCACCCATCACATAGGACTGCGTACCCAACAGCTTACCCATCTTCTTGAGACCCTCTTCCTTGGTCTCGATCTTGAGTTCAGCGCAGAACTTGTAGAACTGCTGGAGATTAAAGTTCATAGAGGCGTTCTAGATGGGGTCATGTTGGTGTGCTTGAACTCACCGCTACGAATGCCCTTGCAAAGGTTGTGAAAGAGCATAGCGTTGTCAGGCATTCTGCCCTGATACAAATGCAACACGCCCCCCTCAAAATGCGTCCCAATGCCATACTTGCCGTAGGTATGTAAGTCCCACGCCCCACCTTCTGGTTCTCTCATGTAGTGGGTTGGATAGAGGGTCTTGTATTTAACCTTGTAGATTTCTGCAGCATAGCTTACGTTCTCTGCCACGTCACACGTTTCGTTCTCGCAGAAACTAGGCCGTCCCATATCATCCCAAATGTCTCGGCTGATGGCTAGAAAGGCGGGGGCTGCATAGATATGTGAATAGGGTGCTATGTGATTACTGACCTGGGCAATCCCCACCATGCTCTTGTTGTGTAGTGCAAACCCTATAGCCTTGTCCACAATCTCTTTGTTGGTGGGCACACAGTCAATGTCCAGAAACAACTTGGCCTCTGCAATAGAAGACATCATGATGTTGTCCATCCACAGGCCATGCGGTATCTCTTGCTCTGTGTAGTTGACCACTAACCCCAAATGCTCACAGGTTTCTTTGTGAGCGTTGACAATCTTCTTGTCCACATTAGGCCAATAAAGGCAATGGATTTGGGGCTGCATCATTTGTAAATCATCCTGGCTAGTTTATAAATCTCTATTGTCTTGTCTGTGACCATGATTGTCTGGCTGTCTCTGGGAGGCATCTCCCCCAAGTCCTTGTAATGCTGCACAACCCTCGTGATGTAATTAAGGGTTGGTTTTAATGACCTTGCTATCCTCACATTATGAGCCTTGACGTTTGCCCACATATGACGGTCTCCGATAGCTGAGTCTGCTTGACTCTTAAACATCCAATTGCGTGCCAGGTGTATGGCAGCTTTCCCAAACAAGTAGCAGTTGGTATCGTTGAAGTTATACCCGTCTGACTCCTGGTCTACCGCCAGAAACCGCCCATCTTCTCTGTAGAGGTTTCTAGGACAAGTCACCAAGTCCACGTTGGCCTCGTTCATGACCCCCGCCATTGTCTCCAGGTGATTGGGTTCAAACCAGCAGTCAGCATCCAGAAAGGCAATGGCATCATAGTTGAGCGCATTTGCTACAGCTGCCCCCACGCCTCTGGGGGTGTCCCCAAAATCCCCGCAATTGGGAATCTCTAGGTGCGTCAGCCTAGAACTGCTCTTGATGTGTTCATTAGGATACCCGTCTGCCACCATAAAGTGATGCACGTTCTTGTAAGTCTGCTTTGCCACGCTGTTCATGCAGCTGGTCANCAACCCCAAGGGTTCTCTGTAGTAAGGCGTTATTACTGCAATTTTCATTTAGGCTTTCCCATTCTCTCGTCATCCCACCTGGCAATCTCTAGTCGCACTTCTTTGTTCTTGGCACAGTTGATCAGCTCTTTGTAAAACAACTCTGAATATGTTTCACGCCACTCTTTTGCCAGCTTTCTCTTACTCGGTTTACTAATGCAAGCGAGGGCACGTTGCATCTCCTTCCTGAGTTTCACACGAGATGCGTACAACTGCTGTTGCATATCCTTCTGCAAATCCATACCCATATGCCTCTGCTACCAGTTTATTCTTCTCTCTCTGCACCTGGACAAGACTCTCCCACAGCACACGACATCTGTGCCGCAGTTCGTCCTCTTCTTCCCAGAGCAGATTACCCACTAGGCCACCCTCCAGACGTGCAACGTACTCCCGTTGCTCTTACAGGTGAACTTGTACCCCAGCCTCTTCCCAGCCCTGTAGTTGGCGTTGTAAACCTTGTCCCGATACTCCACGGGAACAGCAAACGAATCCCCCACGTCCATCTCCTCATAAGGGTAATCAAAGATTACTTTTGGACTAGGCATCTCTACACCTTTTACTATCTCTATTCTTTGCATACTCTACACCTCGTCAGATAACCCTGAGTATACATAAAAAAAGAGGCCATGCAAGCACACGCTCACATGACCTCAACCCCTAAGTGGCAACTGCGGGGAAAACACATATTCTGTCCAACGCTACGCATTGTCGGAAAACCATGTGTTTAGGAAAACACATATTTTTTTTGGGGTGGGCGCAATGTGGGGGTCACACTTTCCACACCCCCAGTCCCCATGAAGTAACCGCTCACTAACATACATTTTTGTGAGTAAGCACTCACCCACTTACCCAAAATGCAATCCTATTTGATACAACGGGCGTTATGTTAAGTTCTCCAGATGCGTACGACCAACTGCTCGAGACCCCCAACTGGGTGAGGGAAGAGGCATCAGGACCCCCTTTTGGGGGATGATTTACAACAAAGAACGAGTAGTGGTATCCACATATCCTCTGTTCTCCCCACCCTATCAGATACCCTGTTAACTATATAGCCACTCACCTAGTAATTGAACTAAATGTACGTCTCCCTATTAAATACATATTATACATAGGTAAAGACTATCGTCAATAATATACCACTTTCCACTTGACAACTCGTCACCTAATCATATAATTGATTCTTACATATGGTAAATATGTAAACCTCAAATCCTAACTTGAAAGAACATCATGACAAACACTAAGCATTTAAAGACTACATTTGTTGACTCAACTGGCGCAACCATTTTTGTGATTGTCAACCACAATCCTATGAATGGCAACTACATAGCGTTTGTTAGCCAGGACAATGGAAACAGCTGGTCAATGATGGGAGAAAGTGGTAGCACTAATTGTGCGCTTGACGATGCACAAGTACAGTGGAATTACAACCTCGACTACCAGGCCGTTTAAAAGGAGCTGCAGCATGATTAAGTACAAGACTTGGCAAGATGGCAACCATACCACCCAGCGGTTTGCTAGGACGCTACAGGATGCCTTCCCAGGCCATCTGGACTACACGATCTACGAACCCCACGACCTGTATGCGGTTGACGAGGATGACTCATTGATTTTAGCTATCGGGTTTGTGTTTGCGATAGTTTTTATCATTTGGTGCATTCTGTAATGTTTGCTAAGATTCTAGGCACGGGGTTAGACCACCAGACCCTAGAGAAGGTAGACACGACCGACTCTGATAAACGTAGTGAACTCTGCTTGTACCTCCTGGGCAACCTCGGGGTAGCGATAACGGGGGCAAACCACAAGGTTTGTAACTTAGATAAACGAGAGTGTCCAGCCGAGAGGTTGTTGACTAGAAAAAAAGTTATCCACAGGGTACTTTTCTCTGGTGGTTTTCCTATTGCTGCTAGACACCCTAGCCTATGGTGGGTTTTAAAATTTTATTAAGTTCTCCCTATTATGAACAACCTAATGATTGATGCTGACCTAGGAGTTGTACGCCAGGCTAATTCTGAAGACATACCCTATGTAATCTCGTTGTCTAAAAAGGAAACACATAGCCTGGGGTTTATTCCTAAGATGGCATACGAGGCTGCAGTCACAGGCATAAAGACGGGTGACAGATGGAGCAATGTGTGCAACGACAAGATGTTCGTCATAGAGTGCAATGGTGACTTGGTGGGGTTTTGTCTAGCTAGTTTTGGTATACCCAATGCCATTAGCAAGAAAGGCAAAATAGCTCAAATATGCCTACAAACAGACGCACGCAAACTATTGCGAGGCCATTTGTTGTTGGACACGGTGGTGCAATATGGTGCTACTCAAGGCACACTTGCGTTCTCAGCTGGTTGCGCTGATGACCTGGAATCAAACCTGTTTTGGAAGGCTATGGGTTGGGTCTGCATAGCACAACGCAATGGCATCTCACACAAAAACACTTGGAAACAAACCAGCTCACGCAGAATCAATGTGTACAGGTATGACCCTAGTGACTTTCTTTTAACTTTATGAGGTAACAATAGATTACTTTTAGACTAATCATCTATGTGTATAATCCACTATGTAGCTCGTCTACATTCATCCTAACTTCAATTTAAAGGTAAACACATGAGTGACTTTTCACCCGCAACACGCAACTCAGCAATGTGGTCTGGGGACTCCAGACGCATCGCACAAGGCAAGGCCAACGAGGTCATATTGACCAAGACAGGCCAAATGGAGATACCAGACTTGAGCAACATCGAGGCGGTTCAGATGGGCCACGTCTTTGAACCTGTGATCGGTAGACTGGCTGCAGAACGCCTCCAGGTCAACCTACAGAAGATCGAGGACGCACTCACGCATCCTACAGAACCTTGGCTAAAGTCACATTTTGACTTTGTAGGCAAAGAAGATGGACAAACCATCCTGGTTGAATGCAAGAACTACAACGCCCAAGTGCGTAATAAGTTCGAACCAGGCTTGATCCCACCCGCAGACATGGCACAGTGCATCCACGAGGCACTCGTGTACGGCTGCGAGAAGGTTTACCTGGCTGTCCTCTTTGGCGGTCAGGAGCTGCAGCTGTTCCCTGTGTACATCACAGAGCAAATGAAGAAGGACCTGTTGCTTAAACTGGCAGAAGTATGGGGGAGAATCCAAACAAATAATCCATACCCACCAGAGGATTTAGAGCAAACCCGTCTGATGTTTCCGACCTCTACAGAATCCCTTAAAACGGCCTCACAGAGCGTAGAAATGGCCTGTAGTACCCTCGCATCCATCAAGGATCAAATCAAGGTTCTAGAGGCACAGGAGGCACAGCTGCAGACCATGATTCAAGGTTATATGGAAGACAAGGGCACACTTGTGTCTATAGACAACAAAGTGCTGGCAACCTGGAAGAACGCAAAGGCATCCATGAAGTTTGATAGCAAACTCTTTCAGCAGTCCATGCCTGACATTTATGAGCAGTTTGTGCGCCCTATTCCAGGCAGCAGAAGGTTTCTAGTCAAATGAATACACATTTCCCTAAACTAAAGACTAATGCTCAAAAAGAGGCTAAGAACTATTTAGAGCAATATGTGTTGGACTTCAGTCCAAAAATAGACCCTCTGTTCACCAAGTACAGAAGAACAGACCCAATTACCTCTAGACAGGCTGCAGAAGACGTGATGGACAAGATCACAGACATCCAGCAAAAAGTCCTGGATTACGCACTAGATCGTGGTTATTTAGGCTTTACAGATGAGCAGATGAATGTCTACTTTCAAACCCACAAGAGTACATATCGCTCCAGGCGTGCAGAGCTGGTCAAGAAGGGTCTCATTGTGGACGCTGGTACAACTCGTGACAAGATGACCGTCTGGGTGCATAAGGAGTACTCTAATGACTAAAGACGAAATCATAGAGATTGCCAATAAGGTCAAGTTACCTTACGACTATGTTGGCGGTGGGTTAATGTGGTTAGATAAACTAGAACATTTTGCCAAACTGGTAGCTTATCATGAGAGTAAACGATTAACTGATGTCGCAATGAAAGCGGCTGAGAAAGCAGTTGATGTAGCAATGGCTATTGAACGTGAGGCGTGTGCAAAGATTGCAGAAGAACCTTGGCAAGGAAGTCCTAAAGCAATAGCAGAACTAATCCGAGCAAGGGGACAAAAATGACTAAAGATGAAATTATTGATTTGGCTATACATTCAGGTGCAATGTTTGACCATATGACATGGGTAGAAAGAGATTTGTTTCCCGTGTTTGAACGATTTGCCAAACTAGTAGCAGAAAAAGAACGTGAGGAATGTATCAAAATTGTTATGCAAGGCACAGGAGAGCCAATACAAAGAAAAACATTAGACATTCTTCATGAAGAACGTACCCGAATTGCATTAGCTATAAAGGAACAAGAATGAACGAAATATTAAATCAACCTATTACTTTGGGTCAACTTATGTTGTTTTCTATTATTTATTCATTTGTGCATTATTTGGTTGAAAAAGCAATTAAAGCAAGGGGACAAGAATGACTAAAGTCTACCCTTTTCTTCACCGCAATCCTACCTCTGGCCTGGTGACTCAGCATGATGGTATAGACCAGCGACTCTGGGTGGCAACACAAATAGCAGCTGGTATGGTCTCCTACGCTTACAGCAAATACGCTACGGTAGAAGAAATTGCAGCCTCCTCGTTTGCACTCGCAGACGCAATCCTAACTATGAATGAAGGTAAACCTGATGAACACCCCTGATTGGACAATATACATACTCACTGCAAGCACAGTGATCGACACACTTATTACACTCTGGGAGAAACTCGTATGAGTAATCTAGTACCTTTAACCGACATCCAGACGATGGCTGAAGTAGCAGCTGGGTCAAAGATGTTTGGGTTCAAGAACCCGCAAGAGGCAATGGCAATCATGTTACTGTGCCAGGCAGAAGACTTACACCCCGCCATAGCCATGCGGGACTATCACGTCATCCAAGGCCGTCCAGCCTTGAAAGCAGACGCAATGTTGGCTCGTTTTCAACAAGCGGGTGGAGCAGTTAATTGGAAGGTATACGAGGATGAGCAAGTCACGGGAATATTTAGCCATCCAGCGGGGGGCAGCCTTGAAGTCACCTGGACACTCGCAAAGGCCAAACTCATTGGTATTGCAAACAAAGACAATTGGCGCAATTATCCCAGGGCAATGTTGCGTGCTAGGTGCGTCTCTGAGGGTATCAGATCGGTCTATCCAGGCTGCGTTGTCGGTGTCTACACGCCTGAAGAAGTCCAGGATTTCTCACCTCCCAGACAAGAGCAGTCTGCTGTACCACCGTCTCCAGTTGAGGTCATTAAGGAAGTGGTTAAAGAGCAGCAACACGCAGAATGGCCTCTATTCGTCCCCAACTTAGAAGAGGCACACAGTGCCCACCACACGCCAGAAGAGTGGATAGAGGCTTATAGAGGGCTTGTAGAGCGCATCAACAGCTCTGCCAAACTTAAGGTACAAGAGAAGACAGACAAGATCATGTCTCTCTATGTGGTCAACCAAATGGTCACAGACAAGTTCAGCAGCCATCAACGCATCTTACTCAGAAGTGCTATTGCCCAGGCTGGTGTAGACCCAGCAACTCACATTCCCACAGACGCAGAAACCATAGATTTATAAGGAGAACACAATGCCATACGAAAAGAAACCAGCCGTAGGCGGTTACCCAGAAACCCCAGGTAAGGGTGTCATGTACTGGAACGAGGTATCTGACCGCAAACACGAGATGTCACCAGACTACTCTGGTTACGTCTTGTTGGAGATGGACTACAAACGGGGTGAGAAACTCTATTTGGGTGCGTGGAAGAAAGACACCTCCAGAGGCAACACTTTGCTCTCAGTCAAAGAAGACAACTGGCTGAAGAAGAAACGTCTGCAAGAGCAAGGTATCAAAATGCAAGACCGTGAGGTCACGCCTGGTTATGCCAAGGTTCACAAACCCCGTGATGAAGACGATTCAATCCCCTTCTGATGGTTACTAAGAAGATCAGCCCCACCCAGCGGTCTCTAGCCTACCTCAGAGAGGAAGGTTATCTAGTGTCTATAGTCGAGCATTGGAATCCATTTGCACGCATAAGACAGGACCTGTGGGGGTGGTGCGATCTTCTAGCTATCAAAGACAATGAGGTACTGGCGGTGCAAGTGACTGCCAGTGCAGTGTCCACAAGAATCAAGAAGATACAAGAAAGTGAGACTGTCTCATGGGTCAGGAAAGCCAACATCAAGATACACGTCCACGGCTGGAGAAAGTCTTTGAAGACGGGGAAATATGTGCTGAGAATAGAAGACATCTCGTGAGATTTATTAATATGAGTCTGCAAGAGTTGTGGGTCTTGGCCTATTCAGAAGGGTTCAAAGACGGTCAAAAAGAGGGACGTTAGCTCAGATGGTAGAGCAGCGGACTTTTAATCCGTTTGTCGTGGGTTCGATCCCCGCACGTCCCACCAAACAGAGCAGTGGATGCGAACTCCAGGGCAACCCTGGGAGTTAGGACGGGAGCTGGCATACCCCCGTAATCCACAGTATGCCTTTTCTAACTTAACAAGGAACAAATCATGGCAACTCGCAAGAAAAAAGAAGTGGTAGAAGAAGTAAAAGCAGACAAAAAGAAGAAGGAAACTAATATCTTTGTGGCAACCCCAATGTACGGTGGAATGTGTACAGGTTACTTTACCCAGTCCCTGATCACTCTGGGGCACACACTGCAGCAGAACGGCATCAGTATGGGGTTTAGTGCCATGTTCAACGAAAGTTTGATCCAGCGTGGCAGAAACGCCCTGGCACACACTTTTATGCAGAACAAACAGTACACCCACCTGATGTTCATAGACGCTGATATCAAGTTCCACGGGGCTGATATTGTGAAAATGATACAGGCAGACAAGGACATCATCTGTGGCATCTACCCTAAGAAAGAAATTAACTGGGCTGGGGTTGCACAAGCAGCTGCTGAAGGTGTTCCCGTAGACCAGTGGAAGAACCGCACAGGGTCTCTAGTGATCAACCTAAAAGACTATCAAGGTTCAGTGACTGTGCCTGTGGATAAGCCTGTGGAAATCTTTAATGGCGGTACTGGGTTCATGTTGATCAAGAGACGCACTTTTGAACGCATGAAAAAAGCGGTTAACAAGTACAAAAATGATGTTGGATTTATAGGCCAAGGCGTAGCACAAGAAGAATGGATCACAGAATACTTTGCCTGTGCTATTGAACCAGGCACAGAAAGACTGCTGTCCGAGGACTATTTCTTCTGCTGGAATGCTAGAGAGGTTGGCCTCAAAGTCTGGGCAGCACCGTGGGCACAATTAGGCCATTTTGGGACGTATTTGTTTGAAGGTGGACTCTTACCAGCACCTTAACGCTTGGCAGTCCTGGCGGCCTGTTTAAAGGCTTTTCTGGTAGGGTAACCAGGCTGACCAGGTTTCTTGGCGGGTAGGCCAGCCTTGCGTCTTTTGTTGATGTTGTAGTAAAGACCACGTTTTGCTTTTGGTGTTTTCATCTGCATCCCCATCTTTTTCTTGCTGCTTTACCTCTTTCACCAGTCCAACCTTTAGAACGAGCACAAAATGAACGATGTCTTGCTCCTGATTTTTGTGGTGCTTTTAGGTTTGATCCTGTCGCTCTGTTGTATTTGGATCGTCCTTTTGCTGTCAAACCTCCCCCTTTGGATGCTGGGAGTTTTTCTCCTCGTCCTACTGATAGTGACGGATTCTTGCTATTAGCCATACAGTCTTGTCCCCGCTTTATCTATGATTAACTTTTGTAGTCTAGGTTTGTCATTAGGACTATTAGGAACAGATATATGAGTCCAACGATCAAACTCACGAATAATTTGGTCATACTGCAACTCGCTCGCAATAATGGTTTTGACCACTTCATCTGGGGTCATACCAGGCACTCTCAGGTCAGCTGCACAACCCAACCGATGCTGAGACGTGTTTTTGCTACCCACGGCAGCATTCACGGCCTCACTCCTGTAGGCACTGTTGACCATGATAGGCTTGCCTCCTAGCGTGGTTTTAACCTGTTCTAGGAACACTGCCAGGCGCATAAGATTGGCTTTCTCATATTCGCTGGGAGTGTTATCTAGTTCCCGATGGTCTGTGACCGTGAGTTCTTCTAGGGTAAAGTGTTCAGTAAGTAGTGTCATTTTGTGGGCGTGCTCTGGTGAAGAAGTTGATCCTTGTTCTGGCTAGATGCAGAACTTCCAAAATAGAACCCAATAATGCCAGTCCAGGCAGTCCCTAAAGAACCCAGCATAATGTCGATCTGTGGGGCGTGTTGTATCTGACCGTACATCAACCCAAACAGAATGCCAAAAAACCCGCCTGTGACCCCTACAGCAAGCACAGGGGGTATCCATGAACGGGTGGTGGTCTGCATCTCTCTGGCAGACTTTCTGTCTTCTACCGCCAGCTGCTCAAAGTCCAAGCTCATCTCCTGAGCTTTTGCTTTCAATGCCAACTCAGCAGACTGAATGCTTGCGATCTGGTCAGCAGTCAGTTTGCCAGAATTGATCGTGTCTTGTACCGCATTAGGGTCAATACCTAGAGACTTGGAAACGGCCTCTACTGCCATGCCAGCAAGTGGACCGCCCAGGCATGAGGCAATTGTCGGTGCTAGTGTTTTAAGCCAATCCATTCTTATGCTCCTTACTCTTTTGGTAATCTAAGTGAATCCCGTACATCAATAGTGCAAAGGCCGTTAGGAGGACAAAGCAGCCAGCCAATAACGCTGCACGAACTTGCCATTTGTCAATGAACTGCCGTCTCTTGAGAGCAGCCAGCTCCACGGCTTTTTTTGTTCACGCTCGACTTTTTCTCGCTCTTTTCGTACAACTTCCCGCATCTCTACAAACTTGCTCCAGAGTCCTGGCATTCCTATTTGATAGATGATCATCTCTCTAAGGTCAGTCTCCATCTGCTCCAGCTGCTGCTGCCTCAAGATGCGGTTCATGGCCTCCTCGTTGATAGAGATATTCTTGGGTAAAGGGTTCTTTTTTGCCTCTTTCTCAGCCTCTTTATATGATTCCTGATGGGTAAAGAATGCCCCCAAATGACTACCAACGTCCTGGACAATATCGCTTACGTCTTTACCGTCCTTCTTAAAGTCTTGGTAAAGGTCAATACACTCTCGAATACCCGCATGGGCAGCTTTGCACGCTGCGAATATTGTGATTGGGTCCAATCAGAACCCCTCTCCAGGTGTGATGTAGCAAGTGGCATTGGCAGCATCTCCAATGATTTTTGCGTACACATTAGCACCAGGTCCCACCTGTATGTTTGTGAATACCTTGTACGAATAAGGTGGTAGCGCTATGACTGGACACGGACCAGCGTCTGGTAACGCAATGTTAAAATTACTGGTGGCGTTAATCTGTACATACACCGCAGAGTTTGTATCAGCATTGGCTAGATAATATTGTTGGCAAGGACTGTTAGATTGAATAGTAAACACATTGGATTGCGTGTTTGCAGCACCATTAGCAATCATCCTAACAGTATTGCCCATCTGTTGGAATGGAATGTTATTAGCCATTTCAGTAAACCTTTCCACCACCACCAGAGGTAGGTGACTTCTTGGTGTTGTAACTAGGCGTGCCAGAGAAGTCAATNACTGACCTAAACCCGCCCATAGGCAATGTGCCAGGTGTCCATCTTTCCATGCCANCAGACCCGTCACGGGGNAACTGNGGACGCACAGACTTGGCAATCTGTTGGTTTACCTCATGGGGTCTCTGGTGCTTAGAGTTAGCCATGTTGCTGTTTTCATAATCAGCCTTGGGACTCATAGG